TTAATTTTGATTTCGTTGTCCATAGGTTGGGATTAAATACTCGTTTTCGTTCTGTTCATTCTGTGGTCTGGCACTCCTACGAGCCGTACCTCGATGCAGTCACCTCGAAGGCGAGATACTGCACGGTCTCCGTAGCGTTGAAGTTCAGACCATGGGAGGTTTGTGGTAGCGACGATCGGTGCGTCTCGATACCCATAATCGGATCGCTGGTTGATGAGGTCCGCCAGACTCGCCTTGTTCCCATAGCGCTGGAAAGTAGTAGGCTCACTTCCGAGGTCGCCTATATGCAGCACCCGATAGTCCAGGGCGGTGTACCTGCCATCTGTGCTGTCCATAAGATCAGCCATGTGCCAAAGGGCGTGCGTCTCACCATTCCATAGAAAGGGCTTCATAGTTCGTCGGCTATTCACACCGTCGTAGAATGGTCGCTGTACACCAAGCATTTCACTGAGATCTCGCAGTAGAGTCACAAGAAGCGTCTTACCTGTACCAGTCTCACCTGTTACTATCAGCCCCTTCATCGGGTCGTCTATCTCTGGATGTGGCAGGGCGAGTAGCCAAGACACCGCTTTTGCATATCCGAGTGCCAGAGTATCATTGTCAAGCGAAAATCGCTCCTCCCTCAGCTTGCCAAGCTCTGTGATATAGTCCAGCGCATCATCAAGTGTTATACCTCGGTACGCATCATAGACCGATCGTGGCGGTAGGCCTGCCGTCCGCTCCTCTTTGATCTTCTTGACAAACTCCGAGGCGAGTGGAAGCGCACCCTCTTGGGGCTGTGGTTGCTCGTTAATCATTGCTGTTGATTTTTTGGGTGTTCGCCTTCTCTTCGTACCCTCTTGAGTACAGAAGCCTTGTATGCCTTCATTTCCTCGCTATCTTCGGCCTGCTCCTGCTCCTTCTTGACTTCATCCCACATATGGTTTGAGTAGTTCTGTGATGCAGGAGGAGGTGATGACGGCTTGGAGGAATGGCTGTCTCGATAGCATCCCTCCACGACCTTAGCGAAGTTGTCTGGCTTGACAAGCCACGACAGACTCGCCATGGCTCGATTGCCTCGTAGGAAGGTGGACGCCTTGGCTTCTGCCATCATCTTTCGGAATTGGGCTATTGCGTTTAGTGTGGTCTCCACCGTGGGACGCTCCTTGACATTCCCGTCTGGTCGGTCGGGCATCAGTGCCACAAACAGCTCATGCCCGTCTCTACATATGGCCTGCGATAGGATGCTTGACTTAGCGAAGCCATCATCACCAGCAGTCGCCTCTTCATAGAGCGCTCGCCACACCTTACCGAAGTCTCGCATATCTGAGTTCGGATACATTAGCGAGCTAACCATAGCGCGAAGCGCAGGGTCTTCTATCGCATCTATTTCCTTCTGCTCGCTCTCAAAGCCCCCTCTGGGGGTTGGGGGGATACTTTCATCTTCATCTTCTATTTTATCTTTTTCTTTTAGGGGGGTATTTACCCCCCCTATAGTCCCCCCCAAAGTAGAGCTGAAAGTAGAGGGCAAAGTAGAAGCGCCTTCTCTACTTTCGTCTACTTTCGTTTCTGCTTTCTCTACTTTTCTACTTTTGCCTGTTTTTACCTCTACTTTGCTCTCTACTTTCGTTTCTACTTTGCTCTCTACTTTGCTCTCTACTTTTCTACTTTCATCTTCTACTTTTGAGCGGTTGCGCTTAGCCTCGCGAGCTCTATCTAAGCCTTCTTTGACCGCTTGGCTCACATTGTAGCTGCGCTTCTTTGGTGCGGCTTCCTCGCCTTGCTTTTTATCTGCACCTCCAAGAGTTGAGAGGTGGCTGGTGAGGCGTGGTGAGTAGAAGTACTCTACTCCATCCTCATCGGTGGCGATCTCAAACAGACCGAAGTCCTCAATAGTGGATCGCACGACTTCCGCCCTTGGTCGCTTTGGCAGGATGTTCGCCAGGCGCTTGGCATTGTTTGGATAAGTGTACCCGTCTTCATCTTGCTGTGCGAGCTTTAGGAGGAGGGCGGTGTAGATGCCCCAGCCCGCCATCCCATGCTCTGCAGTCAGTGCTTCTATCTTAGCGTCCTGCATGGCGAAGATGTCGAGGGGTATGTATTTATGCTTACACATATTCTGGGAGTGTGAAGTAGGTAGAATTGAGTGTGTGCCCAGAGATCAGTAGACCTTCTTGATAGAGGTCCAGCAGGATAGGGCGGAGAGTATCGAAGTCATAGCCGACTACCGAGGATAGTTGCTCTTTAAGTACGATCAGCGGTAGCCGTCTTTCTTCCTTTCGTAGCTGGAGGTGTCGCTGTATCGCTCCTATCACCTCGCGTCGGTCTATCTTCCTCATTGCTTTACTTCCTGCGCTCTACGAGCTTTCTCTTCCTTGAGCAGGATGAGCTTGTCTGCCGTGTCTCCAGCCTTCACGGCGAAGTAGCGGACCCGCTTATTTCGAGCGCGCATCTTATTCGTTAGGAAGGAGAGATACAGCTGGTGGTTATGGATGTGCTGGTCTAAATCTTGATCGCTGAGCCGTCTGAATCGTAGCTCGTCTATGTTGCGTTGCTTCATATAGTGGTTACTTCTGTCTTGTCATCTTCTGCTCTCTGCGTAGGCACTCTGCATACGCATCTATGTCGAGGATGAGGGTAAAGCGCTCATCCTGCAGGAAGGCGCTTGGGTACTTTTCTATTCTGGAGTTCAGTGCGCCACGAGACTTAATACCGAGGAAGCCGAGCACCTTGTCACGACCTGCGATATATCTCTCGGTGGGCTTTGCTATCTCCGTGTGCTTGCTTAGTGCCTCGCACACCGCAGATGAGATGAGAGCCTTGAGCTCTCCTTGGCTGAGGATGATTGCCGTGTCCATATCTATGTATCTATTGAGGCTCGTTCGAGGTGGCGTGTGAGCTTCCTCGCCATGAGCTTTGCATTGCGTATCGCATTCTGCCACTTGAGGTCCTTCGGGCTATTCTCGTAGCCCTTAGTACCAAGTATCCGTAGCGTCCTTGCGATCACCACTGCATCGGTGTTGGAAATCTGTATCATTGGAGTTGTTGTATTTTGGAGATTGTCTACTTTGTAGCGCGCCTTGCCCTCTCGGGTTTGTCGCGCTTAGATCGTTCATTCATTCATTAGTAAACCAGCTACACCCTCACGGGCTGGCTGGACAACAATAAGAGTATGTTACACAGCCTTACGACCGTGGTGGGGTGACCGCCCAAATAGCGGTCTATTGTTCTACTTTGGTCGGTGCGCCTCCTAGCTGATGAAGACATAAGTAGTGTCAGAGGGCCTGCGCCCGACGCACCGACGTATTGCGTACTTTTTGTGAGGCCTTGCTCTCCCGAGTTTGCCCTCACGCTCTAATAAACATATCAAATCACATGGAAACAAAAAAACGTTGTGGGAGCGGGAGAGCCTCTAAATTGACCGCCCGCACCACGGATTGAAGAAAAGAGAATCTATCCGCTAATGTTGTCTGCCGTAGCGCTCGATAGCTCGCCACGTATAGACGGTGATGCCGAGGAGGAGAACACCTGCGAGCTTCTTGATGAGGAACTCCGAGGTGCTCACTGCTGGCATTGTTGGGTGGTCAGTGTCTGAGACTATCAGCATAAAGCCGAGGAAGCCCAAGGCGAAAAGTGCGCCTGCAACCAGATAGGCAAGCGCTATTCCTATTCTATTCATAGCCTTATTATTTGTAGTTACTAATGTGTAGTCAGGAGGATTGCGATCCTCGGGTATTCCGTGCCTTCCACGGCTTCGCTCTGTGCGCAATAGGCCACAGACTAACTACAATGGGTTAATCACGCGCGGGCCTTGCACCCGCAGATTATCTGTATTCGCCATTGTTTGTATCAAGTATGTCAAAGATCGCTGTCGCTGGAGGGCTTAGCCTTCGATGGCTTTTAGCAGCTCAGGCGCTCGTCGAGTATGTCGGTAGACCTTGTTCTTGCAACATTGGTACTTTATCATGAGCGCTTGAGTAATCTGCTCCTTGCCGTAGCCCTGGCTCTCCAACTCAAGTTGATCCTTATACATCTTTATGGATAGCTCGTTTTGCTTCTCCTTGAAGGATTTAGGAACTTTGAATCGTGCCATTGCTTCGTATTGTCAGAATATCTTAACTTTGTTTCGTGACCTGTTCATTTCTTCGGTCACTTTGTGGTTCACTCTTGAACTACACTGCAAATGTAGGAACAATTTTGTTCATACGCAAACGTTATTGTTCTCGCTTTCGTATGGCACGCAATATAAAGGCTAACACATCGCTGAATATCAGCAAGTTAATAGAATATAAAAAATTTCCATCCGATGCAGAATTCGCTCGGTTTGTAGGCGTATCTCCTGCGCTTGTCAGCAGATGGCGCAAAAGAAACTCCTATGACGTTGACAAAATTGTAGATGCCTTCCCCGAAGTATCTATCCCGTGGCTTCTCTCTGGTGAGGGCGAGATGCTCAAAGCCGATACACCCATCGCGCAGACCTCCCCAGAGAGCAGCGTACGCCCCCTCGTGAGTAGCGACCGAGATTGGGTGGAGATACCTCTTGTGCCGCACCGCGCGAAGGCGGGAGCATTGTCGGGCTTCGGAGATCCATGCTGGGAAGAAGACAAGCAGACGATGCCCGTGCTGATCGACAAGAGGCTGAAAGGAGATTACCTGCTCTTTGAAGTATCTGGCGACAGTATGGACGACGGCACCAGTACAGCGTTTCTCGATGGTGACGTGCTACTCTGCCGTGTCCTTCCTAAAAGCGACTGGCAGTATGGTATAAAGAAGCGCGGGGAAACCTACTGCGTCGTGGCCACAGATGCCGAGGGCATAGTGCTCAAGGAGGTTGTAAACCACGACAAGGCAACCAACGAGATCACGTGCCATTCGCTCAATAGCCAATACAAGGACTATTCAGTGAAGCTCGATGATGTGCAGGGTATCTTCTACGTGGAAGAGCTCATAAAGCGCAGGTTCTAATACATGGCATTATTTACCTAAAATAGACTCACTATGAAGAGAACAGAAACCCTTGCATCCGTAGACCGCAAGAAATTCGTCCGAGACAGCTTCGACCAAAACGACAAGACACGACAAGCCGCTGATACTGCCAATATATGGGGCTTCGTCTTGGTGTTTGTTGCTGTAGGCCTCCTATTCATCGGGTTTATAAACTCCTACGAAATCAATAGAGAGATAGACTACATCATCGCGTATTCGCTCGGTCTCTCCTCATCTATCGCCATGAGTATAGCCTGCTTCCAAAGAGCGCCAAAACTACGACGCACGGCCGACAGCCTCGACTACCAACTTATGGCGGCCTTCCCTGACTGGCAGGATCTCCTCAAGGAGGCCTGCGAAGAAGACCAGAAGTAATTCGCAAAACTACAGACCTATGAAGCATCTATACTCAGTATTCGCAGCACTACTGCTCATCTTTCTATCCTCTATAGCAGGCTTTGCACAGCGCAACAACGCTAAGCCAAAAAGCGTTATCACCCGAACAATAGTAGGGTGCACCCTTGGAGAGACCACGCTGGAGCAGATAAAGGAAAATGTTCAAGCACAAGGAGGGACGATTGAAAGCATCACAGATGACCCTGAGGGGCCAAGGATGAAAACAATGGTTGTTAGCGGTATGAGGTTTTGGGGTGAGACCCGAGATAAGATTATGATGAAAACGGTTGACAGCATCCTCTACTTTGTGATCATATTGATACCTGACAAGGCCGAAGCAGACCGACTGAAAAATAGTCTTATCCTTAAATACAGAGGCTGGGAGGACAATATGAATACACCATCAAAACCTTATGAGGGAAGCTATGTAGACTCTCGATCTACAATCGTGCTATCCTATACGAATGATGAACCAGAGTATAGTCAAAAGTTTAAGTATGCAATGCTTATGTATGTAGACAACGCTCTACTTAACAAAGCAAGAGAGATAGAGAGCTCCGACCTATAGAATAGTAGCCCCATTATACTTCATACAGTTGTTGCAGATTATACAACGACTCACACCAAAACCATTTCGTTGGCTTCAACGAAATGGTTTTACAATAAAATACGACACAACATGCTACCCATACGACGTACCTGTCACTTCCTTCTCGACAAGCAGAAAGGTTGGAAGGCTCTACAAGTCCGCTACCGCATCCGCTACGGAGGTGGCAGTGGCTATATCACCAGTGTGTATGTAGGCTACCGCGTCGAGCCAGACAAGTGGAGTGCTGAGTCGGAGCGGTGCATGAAGAATACGACGCACGGAGATAGACGTACACCAGCTGCTATGATAAACCGCGCACTGCAGTACACGGAGGAAGCTATTGAGAGTGCGTTTAACTACTTCGAGAAGGAAGAGCGACTGCCCACTCCCGAGGAGCTAAAGTCAAAGTATAACGAGTACCTCGGTGAAGCTCTGGGAACGACCAAAGAAGCCCCCGCAAAGGCGAGCCCAGAGGACAAGCGCAAGTTAGTAGCACTCATAGACCTATTTGTCGAAGCTGAGAGCGGGAGACGAAGCTGGAGCGAACGCCACCTGGCTAACATACGCACCGCACGTATGCACATAGCAGACTATTCGCAGACGGCTACGCTGGAGGATATTGACGAGAAGTGGGTGGCGGACTTCATTACACACCTAACAGCGAAGCGTGGGCTTCTCAATGGCTCAGTAGACAAGACTCTCCGCATCCTCAAGAGCGCTCTCTATTGGGCTCAGGGGCAGGGCCTGTACGAAAAGGCTTACCGACGCTTCTTTGACGTACGCCTCAAGGGTATCGACAGCAACCGAGCCGAGATATATCTCACGTGGGAGGAATTGAGCCGACTTATGGAGGTAGAGCTACGCCTGCACTCAGAGAAGATAGCACGTGACCTCTTCTGCTTCCTTTGCTTCACTGGCCTGCGGTACTCGGACTTGAAGAAGCTGACACACGACAACATCACAGAGAGGAGTATCCGATACTACGCACAGAAGACGGACCAGCTAATCGAAGTGGACATAAACGACCACGCCCGCACTATCCTCAATAAGTATAAAGGTGAGGAGAAGCCACTACCAGCAATGGCAGAGCAACGCCTAAACAGAGCGATCAAAAGCGTGTGCAAGCAGGCTGGCATAGACGAACCCGTCACACGCCTGCGATATTCTGGTCGCCAGCGCATCGAGGAGTCGCTACCGAAGTATGAGGTCGTGACCTCGCATATAGGACGCCATACCTTTGTTGTGCAGGCTCTCACCCTTGGCATCCCTTCCGAGGTCATCCGCAAATACACTGGACATAAGACCGAAGCAACGATGCGGCCGTACATCGCAATCGCAGATACCCTCAAAGCGCAGGAGATGGAAAAGTTCAACCGTCCGCTGCTATCCTCACAACGGACGCTTAGCGGACGGAAAGAGGCATCATCTAATGAACTTTAATTACGCTTAAATGTATAGGGGAGGCAGGTAGATCACGTATGTAATAACGGCCTGCGTACCTACGCACACATTTAGCGGACAATTAGCGTATCCTGCTCGGGGGTACAATCATATCGAAAGCCCCTCTGTAAATCAGCGATTTACAGAGGGGATTCTATTTACAGCGGACGCTTTCACGGACGCTTTTATACAGAACTCCAAAGAAGAGGGCGAGGAAGTTTACACCTCCCCGCCCTTGTTAGACGTTGCGAGATTACGCAAATAATCACGTACATCTGAGAGCATAAGCTCGTTCAAATTCAGCACCCCTAAGGGTGGACAATGTAGAAGCGTGCACTCATCTACATTGCAAAGGTAGGCAAAGTTTTGATACCACCAAACACCCGCAGACCATTTTCGTGAGGTCACGAAAATGATGCCACGCTAAAGCGTTCATCCCCTCAGTGCTTGGACATTTGCAATGCACGAATACACAGCGACATAGTGCATTCCACCGCCCGCCAATAGCCACATTTTGGGCTATCGTTTGGACAGACCTTAGACAATTACAGACCACGCAGTAGCGGTAGCCACAACTTGCGAGATACCCACGCACCGAGGGCGAGCGCAATAGCCAGCAGGGGCGCAAAGGCTTTCAGTCGCCACGCCTGCCACGAAGTTAGCTTGGCGGGGACTTCGACGCGTCTTGTAATGGTCTGCACTATACGCACGCTATCGACACGACCAGCGTTGATAGTATCGTGTACAAATCTCTCGCGGTTGCGATACACGACCTTGTCCTTGTAGATGGTATCGCCCGCCATGCGCTCTGTGACATACACGCTGTCGTGGATATACACGCTATCCAACCTCCAGCGATCACGCCACTCTACTCTCCCACGCCACTCCGTGCGGGTGTGCTCGATCGGGAGCACACGTGGCGAGCAGGAGGTCAGGAAGTAGCCCAGCAGAGCAACGGCTATAATCACAAGGAGCGTCTCACACACGCTCAGTCTATTTGTTTTCATCGTAAATCTGTGTAAATGCTTTGTCGGGTAGCCACAGCTTGCTACCTTTGTAGGAGAGAGGCGCTGGGGCTGGAGATTGGCTTTCAGATTTCGTCATCATTTAATCCTATCCAGCCCCTTCCTCTCATGCGCCCTGCCGATTGGTGGGGCGCACTTATTTAGGGCTGAGCCTCGCCTGCCTCAGCTTCCGCCTTGGCCTTAGCTTCGTCCTCAGCCTTCCACTGAGCCTCTAAGGCTCGGGCTTCCTCCTCGGGCATCAGCTCGTAGAGGTGCGCGTCTTCCTTGGACATCGCACGAGGTAGCCTACGCTACGTCTCTCACGGCTCACGACCATTTGCCCCTTGGGGGCTTTAATCCTCACTGAATGCGAACGTTTCATAATCAAGTTGTTAAAGGTTATTTATAGTTAATCGTCCAGCCCTTGTCGCTGGCCGTATCTCCGAGGTCTCCCAGCTCTTCCTCGTGCGCGTCGAGGAGCGCACGACTTAGGTCGATGCGCTTGCCGCTAACCGCCTGTGCATTATCGATGAGATAGCGCACGCTCTCCACGGAGAGGTTAGCGCACGCGGAGAGGTCGAGATCAATCTTGAGACCCTTGATGCGCACCTCCTCGAGCGACGAGCATCCCTGAAATGAAGTGGTAGCCGAATTTGCACTTGACAAGTCTATAGTCCCAGTAACTCTACGGAGACTTGAACAGTTGAAGAATACGTAGGTGAAATTGGTCAGCTGACCACCCGAAAGATCTATTGATACATCTTTGAGGCTGGAGCACCCAAAGAAGAGACTCGATACATTGGTCACCTTTGGCGCCGCTCCGATGGCTACACTCGTCAGGGAATAGCAACCTGAGAATGCACTTGATATGTCGGTCGCATTTGTGAGTGCTCCCAGCGATACCTCTGTGAGAGATCCGCACGAAGACGCGAACGACGACAGATTGACCGCCACACCAATATTCTCAATGCTCGGGAGACTTTTCAACGCCCTGTTTTGGGCGAAGCAATAATCAATGAGTGCTGGCTTGTATCCTTCTGAAATCCTCAGCGGAGGAAGCGACTCATCAACATATCCCAAAAATTGCTGGCGTTTAAAGATGGACATTGTTACAGCCTGCTCCTTCATCCCCTCCACCGCCTTAATCGTGTCTACCAGCGGGGCATTCTCATCTATCGTAGCGCCCTTGCTTGCGAGCGTCTTGTTGAGCTGTCGGAGCTTGCCCTTGAGGTCGAGCACCGCCTCCTCGGCTCGTTGCTTACTGCTCTTCTGTTCCATATACTACTGCCTTGATTAGTGATGCAAACGACCCGATAGCATCTGCCCACTCCTTCCTTGATAGCTTCGGATTGTCGTCTGTCTCTTGCAGGTAGACTTGATAGGCGTCATCGCCCTTCTCGCCCTTGCGGCTTATGAGGTACTCCGTGAGCGTCCCCGTGAAGCCGTCTTCTTGAGCTAACTCGTAGTTACTTTTCCCTGGGGCACCAGGCGCTCCCTTTTGCTTCTCGAGGAAGTCCTCAAAGGAGCCATTGTAGCCACGCTCGACAGCTGCCTGATAAAGGTCTTTCCCAGGCGCACCCTGAAGGCTGACGAGATAATCTACCTCCGTACCCTGGAAGCCTTGAAGCTCCTTGGCGCGTTCGTAGTTCGACTTAGGGATGATGTCCTTGGCGAACTGCTCCTCTGTACCTTGGTAGCCGTGCTTCACAGCGAGCTGATAGTTATTCAGACCGTCTTTGCCTTTCAGACCCGCCAGCACGTTAGCCTGTACTTTGATGGGCGTCTCGTTGCTACCGTACTTCGTCACCTTACAGAGGTCTACTACTATCTCGTAGTCGTGGTATCCGTCGGCATAGGCTGGGTCGGGGATGCGCCCCGTAGCGGTCAGCGTGTACACACCCAGCCCCAGCTGTCGTGTCACCTCTGCCGTGACCTCCACCACCAGCTTGCCGTCTTCTACGGAGTGCGGTACGGAAGCACACCCAGCTTCGCTCTCGCTCGCCACCTTTACGCTCAGCTCCTCCAGCTCCGCAGGGTCAAGGACTTCTCCCGTAGGCTGTTTGACCAGCTCCACGGGGATACGCTTGTCCGTGCCACGTTGCACCAGCTGGAGCGTCTTGCCGTCGCTCTTACTTCCAAATGGTCGCATATAGTTATGTTTTGGTCGGGGTGGTTAGATGCAGGACGGGAGGACACCCCATTACCGCCCGCCCTGCTGTGTTAGTTACTTCAGTCGGTTGAAGTTCTTGCCGTCATTCGTCGTCATCGCTTCCTGCTTCGGCATTTCGCCGAGCGGGGGAATAGCTACGTGTACCCAC